GACGCGTGTTTTTTTTTTTCGAAATGAAAGAGTGAACCTAATCGTACCTAAAACGGTAAAATTTTGCACACTATATCAAATAAGCATAAATTTTGAAGAAGAAGAAATAACATTTTCTACCAGGGTTTTGTTCCGGACTTCGCATTCCGGGTGGGTCTAGCCTACAATTCCAAAGTATAGATGTCAACTACTAACTAATTAACCTAGAAGGGTCTGCCACAGGTACGATCTTAGTCGTACTTTGCCTGCCGACGATAGGGGAATAAAGTTGAGAAAAGAAAAGACTTAACCATACATCTCCAATGACTTATACCAATCACGTTCCAAATCGACGTAGTCCAAGCCCAATGGCTTCACTCCCTCTGCAATAAGCGCGGTATTGATCTTCTTCTTCAACTCGCAGAAAACATCGCGCCCGTGGTGGACTGCTTCACGCAGTGCAGCATCCGCCACTACTCTGACCATTTCATGGTCACTTTCGGACTTTCTCACCCAGTTCAACTCTTCTTGAACTACTTCAAACTCCAATGGTGCTCTTTGACAACCTGACACTGGATCGCGCACCCATCTCCTCTTTAAAAAGGAAACATCTTCCAGTGTCCTCAGCGGACTGGTCTCTTCTCCCTTCGTTTCCGCTGTAAAAGGGATGTTATATTGGCTCAAGGCGTACTGATACGTCTCAAAATTCAGAACTGGAGCAATTCGATCTCCAACTGACATGGCCAGATCATCTCCATAAGTGCTAAGTTCGCTTTGCTCAAACATATCACTCAGGACTATGTTCTGGTCACGTGTGTCCCAGTTCTCCTGTGTCTCTACTAACTGCCACTCATGGTCTTCCAACTCCAAAAGGTCGCAGAACATACAACCAACATACTGCTCATTTACAAATCCATCAATGTCACTTGTGGCCGGCACTCCAGAAGGAATACCCTGCCCCACTAACACTAGTGTATTGCCAACAACATTCACACGGTGGTATAACTCATCAATCAACACCATCCGTATCTGCGCATTCTCGGGTCCGTCATCATACCAATCATTCGCCATTACCGCAAACTGTCGAATTAGTTCTCCAGTTACCGTTCTGTCAAATTTACTATAATCTCCCGCAAAACACTTCTCTCCAACCTTCTTATGAGCTCTCCACAGCTCTGTCCAGTCTGGACCCAATGGGTTTATTCCAACCTTGCTTGACAAACGCGATTGTTGTGTTCTCATTGCCCAGACCATACTACCGAAGTATTGCCGAAATGCTATGTTGAAGTCCAGGGGGCCAATGGAGAAGGTTCGACTGTTTCCAATCTCAATCTTCTTCTTTGGTAGTCTTTCATCCTTCAACATATCATACCACACTGAAACTACTCTCCTCCCACATCTCGCTTCCTCCACTCGATGTTCGATTGCAGTCCTAAGTTCTTGCTTAGCAATCCACACTGGTTCTCCTCTATCACCAATGGTCTCTTCAAACAGGAACTTCTTTCCTGTTCGTCCAGGAGGACGGGACTTAACCCAGGGTAAACCGGGTGAAGTATCCATCTCCATGGGCTTACACATATGGGACCACCTTGTCCCATTCACAGCTTGATCTAACGTCAACACTTCCCGATGTTTCCAATCCGCCGTTGCAAACCGAGTTTTCCAAGATATGGCTTCCACCACACGCTTCAGATTGCTCGATCTCATTGGCCTCACTGCCTTACTATATCCATCAATCGTCCGTTGTAGGGGAACTGGGTTATTAGCCCGGTCAAATCGGGGATCACGGGGGGTCAGAACTGAAGGTTCTGTTATAGGGGGGAAAACTCCATGAATAGGGGATGGTCGAATCTCTGTCTTCGTGGGCATTCTCACCTGCCATTTTGGGTCCGCCATACCCAACAACTCCATCGTCGTGTACTCTGGAATCTCAACCATCAAGCCTGCTGTTACATCCGCATGTTCTGGTAAAGGAACATCATATGCTGCTTGACTCACACCACGGAGGTTGCTCTCTAGCCATTGTTGGGTTATCAAAATTGAATACCCTCTGGTTATCACACCTCCATTACGCTCTCCACCTATGTGGATGCCCAACAATTTGGTTGGGAAGTCTGCTGAATTAACAAAACAGCCACCTCCACAACTTCCAGAGTCAGTCTCCGCATCATACGCAACACCTTCCACATAAGAAGATTCCAACTGTCGTGTCTGGCCTAAATTGTCCTTATAGAAGAAGTCAAAAATCTTCCTCTTTCCCATGTCTCGAATATCCAAATTGCGAACTAAGTTCTTAATTGGGATACCTTCCGTAGTCCTTGTCAGTAGAA